ATATGCCTGGAATTATACTACCTCCAAGTAATCCACCACCGCCACCTTTGGTTTGACCTAATCCTATTTGAAATAAGCCTGCCATAGTCTGACGAATCTGACTGCGTAGTAGCTCTTCAAGCATACTGGCAACAAACTCTTTCCAACTGCCTTTCATATTTTTGGTTGCTTTAACCAAGTAATTTTCCATACCCGTAGAGAATGTTTTAAATGCTGATTCAACTGCTTTGGCACCGTTGGTTGCATCGTCAACATATTCAGCCATACTTTTTCTTAATCCTACTATTGCATTACGGCTCATATCATAAGCATCAGCTTCTGCCTGTTGCAATTCTTTTACACCTTGCATTGCGGCTTGATAGTATGCTGATGCTTCATCTTCACTTAATTTTCTACCAGTTCTTTGTTCTTCTGCTCTAATTTGTGCTTCTGCTGATTTTGTTGCTGCCACTTCAATGTCATAGAACTTCTTTTCTATTGCAGTCATTCCAACAGATGCCATTTCAAATTGAACATCACGAATCTTGTCATACATATCTAGTTGACTTTTTAGTTGAAACTGTTGCAGGTTATATTTCTCTGTGGCAATGTTTAACTGATCTTGAGATTCTTTTACTGCTTCAATACCTTGTCGTGCTGCCTTATAATATTCTGTCTGTTCTTCTGGTGATAGTTTCTCACCACGGCGCACTTCTTCTGCTTCAATCTTGGCTTTGGCAGTGTTGCGAATTGCAATTTCTAATTCAGCATAACCCTTGGCCTGTAATGGCAAGAACATTGTAGCGGCACGCTCACTTAGATCATTGCTCTTGTTCTGTAGATCAATCAACTGTGAGGTTGAGAATATGTCAAGTTGTTGAGCTCTTTCTGCTTTAATTCTAGACTCAACCAATCCATCAATGCTGGATTTTTGTTTGTCGTATTCTTTACGCAGTTTGGCCTGTGCGGCTTCAAGTTGAGGTATAGCGGCTAGATCAACTGGTGTGCCAGCGTTACGCTTTTCATTGATTTGATCTTGTAGTTTTTGTAATTCTTGATTGAATGATTTCTCTGCTGCAAATCTTTCTTGTGCTAGAGCTTTGGCCTTGTCGCTTTGATTGATAGCATCTGTTTCTAATTTATATTTTTTATTGGCTTCTGAATTAGTGTCTTGATAGGCTTTGAGAACTTTGTTTAATTCAATTGCAAGTTTTTCACTTTCAGTTTTGATCTTGCGTGTGTCTTCTTTATTTTTTTCTAGTTCTTTTGATCTTTGAAGAAGTAATTTGTTTTCTCTGTCTACTTCACTTTGATCTAGGAAGGTTGGTTGATCAATGCCTAATAATGATTTTAATTTTGTATAGGCACTAGTTGCATAGTCACCTAGATAACCTAATGCTAGGCCTAAACTGGCCAATCCAGGAATACTGGAAATGGCCCACTTACCCAGGTCACCAATGGTGCCTTTAAGAACAACTAATGTTCCTCTTAAGAGTCCACCAATTGAATTAAGTTGACCACTTATTGCTCCCCAATTGCGGAAAGCATTTACCACTACACTTACAGTTGTTCCTACGGCAGCAGCACCAGATTTTAATGCTACAAAACCTGCTCCTAAAAGAGCAACAGCACGACCTAGTATAAAAAATGTGGCAACTATTGTTCCTATTTGAACAATTACAGTAATAAATGTCTTAAATGCGTCACTGGCAGTGTTTATACTTTTAGCAAGTTTACTAATAGGTTCTAGTGCGGCAAGTATTTGTAACTGCAGAGTTTTAAATGCAGAAGCAAAGTTATCGCTGGCATCACCTGCGGCTTTTACTGCATCAGCACTTAGACCACTTTTGTTAATAAAATCTTGCAGATCACCATTAACTTTACCAAAGTCAACAGAAGCAAAGCTCTTGCCAAAGATATCAACAGCAATGGCAGTACGCTTGGCATTATCACCAGTTTCTGCTAGACCTTTTACAGTTCTCGCCAATAGATCTTGTTCACTTAGACTTCTTAATTCTTCAAATGTAATTCCAAGTTCTAGAAACGCATTTTGACTTTGTTTACTACCTTCAGCCGCAGAACTTAGTGTTTGATTAAAACGACCAATGCCGTTAAGAGCACCATCAACACTGCCACCTGAAGCGGCAATAGCTTGACTAAAGCCCATAACATTTTTCAATGCCATTCCGCTTGAATCAGCAATATCACTTAGGCTATCTGCTAATTGATAAGCACTGGCAACTAAAGCACCAACACCAAGTGTGCCAATGGCAGATTTAAGACTGCTAAATGCACCTTGTGTCTTGGCCAGCTGACCTTGTAATTGCTGTAAGGGGTTTACGCTACCCTTTACATCTGTATCAATACTATATTTGATATCCGCCATATTACTTCCTTGTCTTTATTTTTGTTATACGCTCAATAAACTTGCCAGTTGGTTCAACCATACCCTTGGGTGCTTGTTTACTGGCTCCTTCATCTAACTTTTGTGCATAGGCATAGTTAGCGTGAATAGTTGAGCCTTTTAACTGTGTGCTACGGCGAGCGTTGCCCTTGTCTTTGGGGGTGATGCTGACAAAATAATCATAGGCTTCTTTGGGAATATCACTTATTCTCTTTTCAAGATCCTGTAGACTTTTGGTCATTGTGTTCTTCAGCAATTTTGCGTTTACGCTCACTATCTTCTCTCCTGGCTAAGTCCATATACCACTGTAGATCCTGCTTCTTGGCTTTAGGTTGTATTTTACCTTCTGCAATATCCTGTCTGTATGATACCCATCTTGTGCTGACATCCAGCACATATAAATCAAATGTTGTTGCTCTGCTTAGGGCCTCGCTGGGCAACAACCCATATTCTTTGGCGAGGTTGTTGAGTGTAATAATCAAACTGACTTCAGTGCTATCCCACTCAACTTCTTGCCCTACTACTTTCCCAAGGTTTCTACTACTTTGCCTATCACTTTGATCAATAGAGTGCTGGGCAACATATTCTCACCTTTGATGATTTCTTTGCCTTCTTCGTCTAGGATCAAGGTCTTTACCAGACCAATCATTGAAGCCATATCCTGTTGATCTGCATTGGCCAGTTTCATAAACATTTCCAATGGTTGGCGGTCCCAAGAATAGAATTCAACAGGCTCCCCAAACTCTTTGACGGTGGCTTCATCGTCAATAATGAACGGAATTAGTTTTGGTTTTGCTGCGATTTGTGAAAGTTTCATCTTTTAATCTCCTTGTCTTTCAATCAGTGTATGAGCCAGTACAAGCATAAACTTGATACGACCCTGTGCTTTATCTATGTCGCCACGAGCACACTTGATTTCATTAGTGGCTTTGGCAATCTCTGCTACGAGACTTTCAAGCAGTTGCTTGTCTGTCTTTGTATCTAATACATCCATATATCTACCTTTTGTATTTAGTTGGTCATAAAAGAAAGGGGGTTTTTACACCCCCTTTCAGTCGCTTTACGCGATTCGCTCCCAGGCTGGGATTAGGTCGCTGCTACTGTGTATTCACCAGCAACTGTAATAGTTACTGGAGTTACCCACACAGGGCTGTCAGCACTTAGTGTTGGTGCTAGACCAGTGATGTAACCTACACCCTTGATAAAGCGGTCAGCAGTTGCTTGGCCACTTGTGCTTTCAACAAACTTCAAGATAAAGTTAATCTGAGTCTTGTTGCGACTGCAGCCTAAAATACCTTGCTCAGCAATGGTTCCTGTTGCAGTCGCTGCGATGTTAGTTCCAAAGAACACTGCATCGTCAACTACCAAGTTCATAGAGATTGAGTTTGTAGAGGTTGTTGCTACCTGCTTCTTGGCTGTGGAATCTAATTGACTCCAAGTAAAGACATCGTTAGCGGCGTTAATTGTGATATCTTGCAAACCAGACACTGTTAGTGCTGAGGCTTGTGTGATATCTGTTTCTGATGAGGCAACATCTAATGTCAATAAAATTGCATTAGCACTGCCTGGTCCTGGACTGATATATGCCATAATTGGCTCCTTATGTTAGTTTTATGAATCGTAATTCTATTTGCGTGACAAGTTTGTCAGCTTCAAAACTGGTCTGAACATCTACTTCTCTACTGGAATAGCCAGCAGTTGGTAATATGTCCTTGGCAGCTCTTATGAGGCCAACAACTTCGTCGTAGTTTGGTGTCAATGATTTTGCATCATTAGCAAGATAAACAGTAACGGCCACTGTGTCTCTGGTTATGTTCACACCACTTAGAGTAGTAATGATAGGTTCAACAATGTATTGATCAACTCCTACATAGACCTTTTTCAAGTTCTTGATGTATAGAGGGACTCCACTTTCACTAAATGGCAATTCAGTGCTGACAATGAATGTACCAAAGTTTTGTGTCTGTAGATAATCAATGACATCTGTTCTCATCTTACTCTCTTAATGTTATACTGGCCTGGTGACTTCTCTCCTGACTCCACAGTGTTGTCATTGTCAAAGTCATACCAATCACCAGCTGTGATAAGTTCACCAAATAAACTTTCTGCTCGTTGAATGTAGTAAGCCATCTTCTGGCGTTCTGCACTGTCTTCGTTGCCAAAGTCTGCAATACTAGGTAGAATGTATTCTGCAAGTGCGGTGTAGACACATAGGTCAGTGAAGTCGTTTACACGACCCTTGATCCTGTTAGCATTGACAGCAGGGATATCTGCCACGGTATTATATACTGTGGCTTGATCACGCCTGGTGTAATATGATTTCCACCAAGCACTGGCACGCAGTTTGGATAAAATGCGTTCCGTTGCTCTTACTAACTGTGTCTCCACTGCATCATCAGAAAGGCCTTCGTTGGCTTCAAACAACCGTGAGTCTTTGTCAACCACATCTTGGAACTCAGCAAAACTGATTACCGTGCTATTTTCAGTTACGAAAGCCATTCTATTCTCCTATTAACTCAATTCAGAGTCAAACTTCAATGAGATACCATAAGCATCATACAATTCACCAACACCATAATGGCAACTTGCAACTACATCAGTGCCTAGGAAACTGGCACGACGCTGTGTTTCAATTGTGATATCACCAACTAGGGCAAGACCCAATGCATCACGGTGGAATACACCGCCTGGGAAGTCGCCAGCGTTAGTTACATACGCAATGTTTGCACTTTCGTAGATTGGAACACCAGCCAACTGGCCAATGTAGCCCATACGCATTGCTTCATTGCTAACTTCAGAAACACCGCCACCTGCTGTGAACGCAACGGTTCCGCCAGTGGTCAATACTTTCTTCAATGTGTAAGCAATTTCTGGGTGTAGAACACAGGCAATACCTTCCATACCAATACCTTGAGCACGGAGTTTAGCCACTGCTTCAAAGATAGCTGCGGCTGAAATGTTGGTTGTGTAATCATTTGTGAATGTTACGCTGGTTGAGAAACCTGCCAATAGAGCACCTAGATCAGCGTCCATCTTGCGGGCTACTGCCTCACCAAATAAACGACCCAAGTCAGCAACTACATTGCTGGCACTTTGAACCACTGATAAGTCAGTTACCATTGTGCGGATTGCCTTAGGGCTGATAGTGATTTGTCCTTGTGATGTGCTAACTGCTGTGTTAGAAATCTCATCACCTTCAGTTAGAGCGGCTGCTGTTTGTTGTGGGTAGATTGGAACTGTCACAACTTTACCTTGACCTGGAGCCAAAGAATAGTTACGAACTAGACCTCTCATAATACTTCTTTCTGAAGCAACGAACATTGCTTCTTGAACGATAGACGGCAATAAGTCGTCTAGTGTGCTTGTGGTTGAACCTGCCATAATAATATCTCCTTAATTAGATTGTTAGGCTATTCCGTTCTTCTTGCGGTAATCCGCATAGATTTTACGGTGTTCTGGATTTTTCATATCCAGTGATTTAATGTCTACTTTGCCTTGTCCCCCAGAGAAATTACTTTTGGTATTTGTAGTTGTAGGATTGGCCAGTTTGAAATGCGGATTGGAATCTAAGAATTCTCGCACTAGGTCTTCAACACCAAGAGCCTCGCCCTTGTCTGTGTATCTAACACTGCCTTTTGCATCTACTACTTCTACATCACCACCTTCATTAAGTCTTACATTTGTTGCAAGAAGAGCCTTGACCTGTTCAGCATTTACCGCATTATATTTGGCAGCGGCTGAAAGTATGGGCACATTCACTTTGTATTCTTTAATGACACTATCTCTCTTTGAGATTTCAGCATCTTTTTTAGCGGCCATTTCTTGTAGTGTCTTTTCAAACTCCCCACGCTTGATTGCTTCTGCTTGCTGTTTCTTGGCAGCTTCTTCACGAAGTTGTCTAAGTTCTGCAGGGTCGCCTAAGTCTTCATAGGGTTTCAAGAGTTTCTTTTCCAACGACCCTTTCATACGGGCCATCATATTGTCTACTTCTTGTTGACTATAAGTTTTTGTCGCTTGTGCCTGATTTTCAGTTTGTTCAGTTGCCGCATCAGTTGCGTTGTCTGTTACCAATGTATTATCTGACATTGTGCATCGCCTCCTTGGAGTGTTTAGTGTTATATTTATAGCCGTGTAGTAAAATCACGGGGATAAACGGTTTCTTAAGTCATTTAATTGCTTTCTATTCTGCTGGATCAGGACCTTGACTGGTGTTGCAAACTCTCCATAGCCAGGATATGAAAACAACCATTCAGATAGTTGATCATTAGTGTCTAGTTCAAGTGCCATACCTTCAACAACCACATCAGGATAATCTACAATATACATTCTGGCATCAAGTGATCCCAGTGGCAGTATCTTGGAGATTGTGCTCCACTCTATGATTTCTATCTTGTTCTGTAGGTAGGCACGAAGACTCCAAGGACATTCTCGTTGAATGCTCTCAAAGTATTCAAGCCAATTAACGCTTTGGTGGCTTCTTGCCACGACCACGGCCTCTTCCCATTGCTTTTTTCATCATAACCAGCTCCTTAGTTGTTGTTTCTTGCTGCCTCTGCAGCCGCTTTCACAATGTCTTCTACTGTGATACCTGGCAATGCTGCCATAATCTCAGCATTGGTCATACCTGTCATAATCATTTCTTGTATCTGTGCCATCAGTTCAGCAGTCATAACTCTGGACATTTCTTCATATGGCTCCCACTTAGCACACCAGTAGACTGCACGAACTGGTGCATCAAACTTGGTGCAATAGAGTTCACCTGGCTTGTAGTATTCACAGTTGCCACAGTTTTCACCTTGTGGAACTTCAGGGTTTGAAGCAGGTTGATAAGCTGCTGGCAAGTTGGCATTAATCTCTTCACCATCAGGATACAGTCTACCTGGTTGTGGATTAGGATCTTGGAATGGTAGAAGTTCTTTCTCTTCACCCATCCATTCTAGGATATGTTCATCTATCTTGCGTAGAACTGCAGGATCTGTTGCTGTGTTTTTGGCAGTTTGTAATTGTGTAATCTCACTGCCTGTGTCACGGATGTTGAAGCTGCCTGGATAATCTATGCTACCTTGCCAGGTTGTGCCCATATAGGCACACCATATCATCCACATTTGTTCTTCTGCTAATTCTAGGTTATCTGCCTTTTCACTTAGTCGTGCATTTAGCAATTGGAATTCTGTTTCCATTGCAACACCGCTCATAACCTTGCTTTCTGTGGCACGAACTGCACCTGTGTTGGCCATCTTGTCTATTGAGTCTATTGAGTGTTGAATGGCTTGATAGATTGAATCAATTGAAGCACCACCAAACTCTAGTAGGTATGGCTTCAAGCCTGGATCTAGATTCTCTGGCATATGGATCAATGCCCCTGATCCTGTGCCTACTTTGGTTTCTGGAGTCACAACAAGACTGGGGTGGCTGTCCATACGAATTGATTGTTCTACTTCTGATGTGGCATTGTAGATAAACTTTTGTGCATCAGCAATGTCAGCGATATCACTAACGCCAAAGCCACGAATGATTGAACGACCATTGTAGGCACACACAGCAGGTATCATTCCCAAGCCATTGACTTCTACTATCTCTTCTACTATCTCTTCTTTCTTGGTATCTATCACAGTGGTAGTCACTGTTTCAGGAGTCCATAGTTTTACAATCTTGATATCACCTGTGGTTTCTTCTAGGTATCTTAATTTGTTTAGAGTCACACGACCACTTGGTGCACGACTGTATTCCCAGTCTAATACAACCATAGGAGTCAATAGACTGACATATGGGCGAACACCCATTGATTGTTCATCTGCCACGGTGACAGCACCCACATTAGGCTTGCTTACTATGATCCAAGCGTGTCCAAACACTGATGTCCAGGTAGCAACATCTTTCATAAATGCGTTGAGGCTGCGACCATCAAAGTCTGCATCATTTAAGAAGTCTTCTAATTCAGGAAATGATTCAAGCCCGTTGAATTCTCTTACAGGTTCTTCACGGAATAAGAAACTATTATACACTGATATCACACTTTGGCAGTGATTCTCAAGTGGTGTTGTGCGAATACGAGCACGATATTCACCGTCTGTTTCCAGTTGATATCTGGTTAGGTGCTGTGCGTCTTTGTATTCTTGGCCACCCACATAACTTTGTAGTAGGTATTGCCACTGTGGGAAGTAGGTGTCATAGAGTAGATTGCCCTGCAATAGTCTACTAAGTTCGTCTGATAGCGTTTCAATTATGTTCATCGTTGTGTCCTATTTAAGCCAAGGCGTGTGACCAGCGTCTTGGCAGTGTTGTATCTGGGTCTATGTCCCGCTTGACTGGGAATAGATAATCTACCATATAACCTAGTGCGTCATTCATATGGTCGTAGCCACCGTCTTTGTCTGGCTGGCTGCTTCCTTCTTTGTAGGTTTGGCGTTCAAGTCCTTCAATAGTGTATTTACACTTGGGATCAATATACAGCTGTCTAATGCCGCTACTTGAGCACAATCTTGAGTTGACTGCGTTGATTCTATCTCGCACTGGAGTGTGGTGTCTAGGTGCTTTGACCACGAACCCTGCATTAGACAGGATGGTGATGTCAGTAGCACCGCTTGCTGAGCTTTTCCTTTGGTGTCCTGCTGGATCTGGATAGACAAAGACTTTACTACGCCCGTATCTGCTTTTAATTTCAGCCACTGCTTCTTGGGTGTTAGAAGAAAACAGGCGGATTTCGTCAATGACATATAGGGAGTCTCCTTCTCTTACTGCTATGACTGCACTCATAGGATCTATGTTGAAGTCCATACCTATGTAGACCACATCAGGAATGGGTTTGTCCCAACTCTTTACATTGTGAGCACGGTCAAAGCCATAATAGATTCTGCCTGCAAATGTTTCAAAGGTGGCTAGGTATTCTTGTCTAAAGGTGCGTTCATCTAGATCCTGCTTGGCAGCTTCTATTTCTTCTGGGGGCACACGACCACCGTCAATGGTGGTAAAAGAATATGATTGCCAGTTTGCATTGTCTATGCTGTTCTGATATATCTCATAAGCCCAATTGCCAATGCCCTTGGGTGTACCAATAAAAAGAGCACGGCCCTGCTTGTCAGAGAGAGTAGGACGAAGAGTTTCATACCAAGCTTCAGGGTCAATGTCTGCAAACTCGTCAAGCACAATAAAGTCAAGACCAACACCGCGTAGACTATCATAATTATCAGCTCCCTTGAGACTGATGACACTGCCATTGCGAAGTTGAAGAGTGAGTTCTGTTTCATTTGCTTTCTTTACCCAGTTGAGATCTTGTAGTTTGTTCTTAAGTTTACGCCACACAATCTGTTTGGCCATCTTGTAGGTTGGAGCCACATACCATACTTCACGACCAGGTTCCTTGGCGTGTTTGCAAAGTTCTCTAATAGAGAGATGTGTCTTGCCAAATCTGCGACCAGCAACCACAACACGGAATCGTGTTGCGTCATTGGCCACTTGATCTTGTGCATTACTTAAAGGCATTGTAGGCTTGACCTAGTATGGTCAGCGTGATTATTATTGTGAGAGTTATGATGACATCCTTGTCCCAGACCAAGCCAGTCAGCCAGGGACGAATCCACAGATAGTTGACAATGATTAATGCCAAGACAAGATGTTGTTGTTCTAGTGTCACTCAAATAATGCATCAAAGTTGTTTTCGCTCTTGTTATATTCTTCTATTCTTCGCTTGCTTATCTCAACATAGGCAGGGTCTAACTCACAGCCTATGTATTCGTGATCTAATGCCACTGCGGCACAGCCTGTTGAACCACTTCCGTTAAAAGGATCCAACACTATGCCACCTGGTGGAGTGATCAGTTTAATAAGATACTTCATTAGTTCTATGGGTTTCACTGTGGGGTGATTGTTTTCAACACTATCATCTATGTGTCTTTCACTACGGCTGACCTTGGGGCAGTAGAAATACTTTTGATATGGTTCTGCTATCTCACCTAGAACATTAGAGGGAAAGCGTCCCAGTTCGTTGGTTTCTACTTTAACAAACTCTCCCTTTTCATAACTGTCTACCTGTAGAGTATGTCCACTCCAGGCTGCTGTGGGCACCTTGTGGTCAATGCTGGCTTTGTCTTTGTCATTGGCATAGGGCACACGAGTAGCATCAATGTTGAGAGCACCTGTGCCCCACTGCTGAGCGTTCTTGGCAATACTATTATTCTTATATAAAGGCTTGCGTGCCAGGGCAATAGGTTCGTGTGCTGGCTTTAGACTTGAGCCCCAACCTAGCCACGGTTCTGCTTCTGGTGTTTGTGCCTTGTAGATCATACCGCATTCAACTTCTTGACAATCATAACGAGCGGCACTATCTTTATGGCATTTAGGACATTTTACTCCACTACCTACATCTAATCCGTTATTGTCTTTCTTGGGACTATCGTGTCTTTTTAAATTGTTTTTCTTACCTGCGGCCCTATCAATGCTTTTACCAATGTCCTGGCTCTTGGGAAAGCCACTAGAATAGATCCACATAATCTGATCACGGATTTCAAAGCCTGCTTGTTCTAGGGTAACTGCAAGGTGATGATAGGTTCGTGCCGCACTGAACGCAAGTATATGTCCGCCTGGCTTGAGCACACGCAGGCATTCTTGATAGGTCTCAAGTGCTCCAGTGTTGGCATCCCACGCTTTACCTAGAAAATCAATGCCGTAGGGTGGGTCTGTGACGATGGCATCTATACTATTGTCAGGAATAGTTTTAAGGGTTTCCCTGTTATCGCCCTGTAAGATTTGATATTTCATTTGTGTCCTTGTAGCAAATATCGTTTTAATTTTTATTCATCGTTCCAAGGTAAGGCTTCTTGATCCTGGCTGTTAGCTGGTGTGTCTGATTGTCCTAGATACTGCTTGCCCAACCATATCAACAGAGTGGCATTGCCAGCCAATGCTGTTTGTAATTGCACGGCTCTTAAACGGCGTTTCA